AGCAATTAGGGCATGATGAAGGACTAGACTGGCATTTTTGTTGTGTTCCACCGGGACCAAGTGGTTTCATTGAAGAAGATGAAGAAGATGGTTTACGAGAATCAAGTGGACCTATTTGTGGAATAACAAGTGGAAGACTTGATGATGTGCTTGTTGGTTTATAAGAAGGAACGGGACCAGATCCTGCATCTGTACCAGATGCGCCTGGTGCTCCTGCGGCTCCTAGTCCTCCTGGTGCTCCTGCGGCTCCTGGTGCTCCTGGTGCTCCTGCAGCTCCTGGTCCTCCTGGTGTTCCACTGCCACCATTATTAGTATTCGATGTACACTTTGCAGATGCAGATTGCATTTGTGCTTTTATAGCATCTGCAATATCCTGCATAATACGTGATTTAATACTACTATAAGCAGTTGATGGATCAACTTCTGCTGCACCAGCGTCTGCAGCAGCTGCTGCATCACTTACATCCTCTACTACAAAATTAGGGTCAAGTGCATAATGCAGTGCAATCATTGTATCACGATTAAATTGATTAATGCTATTTATTAAGCGCGCTTGTATATCAAAATTTGCTGTTCTAAATACACGCTTATTATTTTCATCCAATATACCATAAAAGTTATTATAGAAATTGGGGTATTGTGTATAAATTAGTAGAATACTATCATTATCATCTGCAGGTAAGCGCTTAATAGCACCATATTTACGAATGAAAGCTGTCATAACAGAAGATTCATCATTGGACATAGATGATGTTGTAAAAGCTGCAACAGTAGAAAGAAGGAATGTCATATTAAGAGGAGGAGCTTGTGGAGGTAAGTCGGGTGTAGTTGGGGCTTGATCAGTTATTTTAGCAGGCTTGCGTCCATTTACAGGAGCATCACACGATTGTTGCTGTGATGTTGTAGGAGAACTTAGACCAAGACCTTGGAATAAAGCGTCCCATCCGCCAGATAATCCAGCCTCCATAGATGAACTAGAAGAGCCCATAACTGGCATATTATATGAACTAGAAGAGCCCATATTCATTCTATTTATATCTTCATTATAATTATTTTCTTTATCAACTGGCGCATTTATGTCAGGTTGTGATATTAATTCTGAAAATGAGGAAGAAGAGCTTGGAAGAGTTGAAAAAAGAGCTGATGAAGAACTTGATGGAGTTGTTGTAGGGGAATATGCAGAGGAAGAGCTAGAAGGGGATGTAGTAATTGCTGGGGGTGCTGGAGTAGCAGAGGAAGAGCTAGAAGGGGTTGAAGTAACTGCTGGAGGAGCTGGAGGAGCTGGAGGAGCTGAGGAAGAGCTAGAAGGAGTTGAAGTAACAACGGGCGGAGCTGGAGCAGCTGAGGAAGAGCTAGAAGGAGTTGAAGTAACAACGGGCGGTGCTGGAGGAGCTGGAGGTCTAGCTGAGGAAGAGCTAGAAGGAGTTGAAGTAACAACAGGAGGTGCTGGAGGTGCTGGAGGTCTAGCCGAGGAAGAGCTAGAAGGGGTTGTAATTGGAGGGCGTGCTGAAGAAGAACTTGAAGGAGTTGTAGTTGCAGTCATATATATTGTACGACCAGCAGTTGTTGCATTACTACACCTATACATGCGTTCTTTTGCTATATCTTGCCCTTCATTACTAAAAAATTTATATAAATAAATTCTTGAATATACTGTTGTTCTAATAGTAACTGTATAATTTGGATCTATACTATTTGGTTTTACACCATATATTAAAACACCATAACTACTTGCAGTATTTCCTGCTACATTATAAATATTTTGTCCAGGTGTTCCACACCATGTCCAATTAGCTGGTGTATTTGGATATTTTTGTTGTAAGAATGTATTATCTTGTATTGGAAATCCAAATGCATATTTGTTACCTAAATTATCAGCATTTAATCCTCCAAAATCTACAAAAGCACCATATGCACACCATTGTGCTTTATCTGTACTAAATGCAGTATCAAATTGTGCACGTGTTGCAACTGTTCCTCCAAATGCTCTAGCAAATTCTTGTAAATCATTTAGTTCTATATTTGTACTTGCTTTAACTAAATATACTTCTGGAGTTAATATATTTGTACAAGTAATTGCTGGTGCTGTATAATTTATAAATACAGGAAGTTGTATACGTGGACCAATTTGATATATTACATCATGTATATTTGATGTTCGCCTAATATCAAGTAATTTAATAATATTTGTAGTTTGACTATTTGTTTTATCAGTACTTGCTTGTAATAACCTATTATATTCTGAATATTTTAATTTCATATAAAAAACACCCGTTCCTGGTGTTTTTGGAATAATAGATGTCCCACTAACTGATGTAACAGATATTGCATTAAGACTTGTTAAACTACCGCCATTTGCATTATAATATGTTATATCAGAAGTAGTTGCAACTTCTAATGGCGGTGTTGTATTTTGTGGAAAATCAACGCCTGTATCAGTTTTAAATTTAGAAAATATATTGCTTTGTGTATAACTTGCATCATTAATCCAACCATAACCATTTATAACACCATTTAATGCAACTGGATTATATGAATAAATTGCAAATGGTACTATAACTATATCATTATTTGTTATAAACCCTTCGCTAAATGATTCTTTATTTAACATATAAATAACACCTAATAGCACAATTAAGAGTGCAATTAGAATATATGTATGTTTCAACGCCATAACTATTCTATAAGTAGTTTAATTCAATGCAAATTTCTTCATCGCTCTTTGATGAAATTTGAATATACATTTTACAATTAGGGACTAACAACAATACTATACAAGCCAAAATGCTCAAGTGCCGTTATAATGAAGAGGACACTCTATTAGAAGCCGGTGTAGATGAAGCCGGGCGTGGTTGTTTTTGGGGACCACTTATGGCAGCTGCAGTGATTTTCCCTGCAGAAGAGGACTGGACGGATGAAATTCGCACACTAGCTCCTAAAATTCGTGATTCCAAAAAAGTGACTCCTAAACGTCGTGCTGAACTCGCAGCACAAATCAAAAAAGCAGCTATTAGCTATGGTGTAGGATCTGTTTCAGCCGAAGACTTGGATAATAATGGAGTTACATGGGCAAATCAAACCGCATTTGAACGTGCACTAGCTCTTCTTTCCCCGCAACCCCAGCGTATCCTAATTGATGGTATTCTATCCTGTTCTGCGCCTTCTGCAGAAATCAACACTGTTGTAGATGGAGATGCAACATATCTCTCTATTGCTGCTGCATCCATTTTGGCTAAAGAGGCTCATGATGATTGGGTTCGTGAATTCTGTGAAGCGGAGCCTGAGATTGCTGCACGCTACAGTCTAGCAAGTTGCAAAGGGTATGGAACTGCAAAACATCGTGAAGGGCTGCGCCTTTATGGAGTACATGAATATCATCGTCGCAGATTCCTAAATGGTGGCGGATCAGCTGCGGGTGGTTTTAAAAGAAAAGAGACAGCTTGTCTTATCCAAATTAATGATAGTGACGTATTAGGATAACTATAATAAAATATAATTAGTGTTCAAAAACACTCTTATATTGTTAAATTAATAACACATTTACGCGCGTTTGCTTTTATGAGTGCGCTTGTGATTAGCCTTACGAGTGCCCTCGAACTTGCGTGTAGTGTCACGGTTCTTATTGTTACCAATCGCTAATATTTTTTGACGCACTGTTGGTTCAGTTGCCCAACAATGAAGCAATGCCATATCTGTAGATCGGGCTTTTAGGTCAGCTACTTCTGTATAATGATGCCCTTGATTTGCACCAAATGCATATAATTTAGGAGCTGCGCTTGCATTTCCTTTATCAGCAGCTTGTAATTCTTCAATCCATTTAAGTGGTTCATATGCAAGGACTTGGCTATCATTTTCACCTGTTCTTGCAAGAACAAAAAGCTGCGCAGCACCGCATCCAACACTGTGATATGGGGAAAATTTGAGCGCTGTCATAAAATCAGCCACGGAGCGCTGAGGATCTCCAAATTCATTTTGCTCAGGAGTTGTATGAGGGTAGGCTTTATTTGCCATCGATGTTACTACATCCACAAATGGCTCTTCTGCCCAGACTCCTTTGAATAGAACGCCGCCGCTATTACGAGCAGCTACAGAACCAACAAGCATACCACCTGCACTTCGCCCTGATATAACTGTACTCTCCGCTGAAACTCCTGTTGAGCCGCGAGCTGATAAAATAACAGCTTCAAAATCCTCTATAGATCGCACACGATTATAAAGTCGACCGCCAGCAGCCCAAGCTGCGCCACTATCACCACCTCCTCTTATGTATGCAAATGCAATTGCCCAACCTATATCTAATAGTGGCGCAAACTCTTCTATACATTTATGAATTTGTGTCATATAACCATAAGAGCCATAACCATATACAAGAAGAGCCACTGGTTTTTTTTGAGCGCGGCGGGCTTTTACAAGATGATAAGGTACTTGTGTTCCATCAAAACTATGTGCTCGGCATTCTGTTGCAATATATTTATCTGCAAAGGAGTTTGCTAAAAGTTGCTTTTTGGTCAGGACACCTTCTGCAAGCTCTAGCTTTTCCAAGCCACCAGATACACTTTTTGCTGCTATTAGAAGTGGTCTATTATGATGATAATATTCAGTCTTTGAATCAACTAGCAAATGACCTGCTTTTATAGAATAAACAGATTTGCATTCATCAGTTGTCCACCGATATAATGTTGCATTTCCATATGCATGCCCTAATAGCCAGCCACGATTTATTGCACCCCAATAAATTATTAGGTCATCAGATGGTAGCTTATAATTGCAATTATGAAGTGTGGGTTTGTTATTTGTTGTATTGTATGAAATCCATACAGGTTTTTCAAGGAAGCCGCATGGAATTTGAGTGGTAGATTTATTATCACATAATTGGACATGTGCTGAGCCTGTAGTTGAGCCTGTAGCTGAGCCTGTAGCTGAGCCTGTAGCTGAGCAGTTAACATAATATAATGCAGTTATACCAGAATCTTCAACTTGGAAAAAAAGTTCCTTATTTTCACAAGGGTACAATAACAGCAATTTACGAGGGTCTTTTTCAGTAAACAGCTCTTGGCGTTCCTTTCCTGTTTTAGCGCAACAACTCATTAATTTGTAATCGCGATTTGTAATAGGATCCGCTTCAATATAATAACATCGTCCATTTTTTACAAATATGTCAGCACCAGTGTGTTGGATTGTCCAAGCTGGTTTTTGGCGATTTATAGGGAAATAGCTGAGAATATAAAAATTACTTCCTTGTTTTTCTCCATATGTGACAAGCACACCTTCAATATTGTTACTGTCGCCATTGCGGCATATATAAAAATTAGGATCTTGTACACGCAACCAATTAGGAAGATAAGGAGGCAGGCGCTCGGTTGCGCCAAAAATGTTCTTTAAGCCCATGGCTTGAACAGCAGCTTCACCAATCATAGAAAACTGCTTGCTATATTTCCTAATAGCAGGTAATGATGCTACTTTGTTAAATATATGAGCCTGTTTGCGCAGGGCTGCTTTCCATGCTTTTCCGCGCATTGGCTCTAAAGCTGCACGATGGTCTATCCAACGCGCATAGCCAACATCTTTTATTTGGCTATGGGTTGACATAAGCCGCTTCTTAATTATTGCCTATATAATAAGTCGGGATCGCCTTCAGCAGAGTCTAAACATATTGTAAATGTGTGCTATTAGAAATGCCTGCATTGTCTGTTAATATAATCTATAATCGCTCAAATACATTTGGTTTAGCATCTGATGCTGCAGTTTTAGAAGAGCTTTTACGATCACAGACCACGTTTTCTATTAGCCAGATTCATCATATTGATCCGTGCGAACCACCTCGTTATGCAGATATTCAGTTTCATTTAGAAGTTCCTATAGCAGCAGCCTTTGCATGGAGCCCTGTTAATATATTTGTAAAGAACGCAGAACATTATGTTGCTGCATATGATGCATATATGGGGCATTTTGATGCAGTTATAAATCGTGAAAGCGCAGCTTGGTGTCTGCCAAAAGAGTCTGCAGTTCATCTATCCGCTGTAACGCGAAACGGAAATAGCAAGCAGACTGGTTTCCTAGCTCTTGTTGGTGGCTCTGCAAATAAAGCATCTGCACTTGTGTCGCAGATTCTACCTTATTGGAAAGCAGATTATACCTCCCTTCATATTTATACTACACGATCTGATCTGCAGACGCAGATGGAAGCTGCAGTATCTGCGACTGCATCTGCAATCCCTTCGAATATTCATATCCACCATAAGCAGCTTACAAAATCTCAAATTACAGACCTGCAGAAACACCATCACGGACACCTAATTGCCAGTGTCGCAGAAGGGTTCTGTTATGCAGCAGCAGAAGCTGAAGCTTGTGGGGCTTTTAAGATATTATCAGATATTCAAGTACTACGCGCTCAATACAATGAATCTGCAGATACTGCTTTTGTTGCATCTGCGACTGCATCTGCAGATCTAGAATCTGCGATGAAGAAGTTTGCAGACTGGGAACCCCAAGCTCCCTCGGTGGCGGCTATTATGAGTCGCAGATCTGCAGCTGCAGATATGTTATCTGCCATCCTTACTAATTGTAAGGCAGCCTTGGCAAATCGTAAGCCATCTGGTAATATACATCTGCCACCTATTCTGCAACCAGAGGCTTGCCCGCCCATTTCCATTGTTACTCTTACTTATAATCGACGCAATTTCATTGATCTTGCATGTCTCAATCTCCTTCTAACTGATTACCCTAAAGATAAGATTGAATGGGTCGTTGTAGAGGATAGTGATGATGATAATAAAGCCTCTTCTGATAAAATCCTGGGATTTGCAGCACGAAATCCACAAATTCAGGTATCCTATGTACCTATTGGTCATCGTCTAACTGTTGGTGAAAAGCGCAATAAGGGAATTGAGCGTGCAACAAATGGTATTATTCTTTTTATGGACGATGATGATGTGTACCCTGAGACCTCTTTTAGGCGACGGGTTGCATGGCTTCTAAAAGGTGGTATGGGAGCTGGCTGCTCTCAGCCGCAAGCGGTTGCAACAACGACAATTGCAATGTATGACCTTCGCACTGGTCAGAGCGCTGTAAATGTACCACCACTTCAGCTCCCTTTAGGACAGCGTATTTCCGAAGCATCTCTTACATTTTATAAGAACTTTTGGGCAGAACGAGCTTTTAGTAATGTGGCGGTTGGAGAAGGGGAAAACTGGCTAAGTGGTCGTGAGTCGGCGCTATTAGAGGTTCCTCCACAGCAGATTATTGTGGCACTCAGTCATGGTACGAATATATCAAGTCGTGCAATTCCTAAGGAAGCCAAAGTAGGATGTTTTTGGGGTTGGGATGAAGTTATGCTACGTTTCCTTCACGGACTTGCGGGTGTAGCTGTGGAAGCGGAAAGCGAGACAAAGGCGACAAAGAAAACAAAGAGTGCTGGCA